TTTCCGCAAAAGCTATTTTTCCATTCAGGTATTGACGACCTAACAATGATGGAAAATGCTATTACCGCTTGGAACGGCTTTTGCGGATAAAAAAACTCATACAGCCCGCCCCCAATCCCGCGACAACCGCAGCAGCATGTTCACCGTGTCCCAAACCTGCCGACCGGCCTGCACACTGTCCCCGAAGAAGCCCGCCGTGGAGCCGTCCCTGCTCTCATAAAAGTGGGACGACAACATGATCACGGCCTGCTCGGTGGTAGGCGGCAACGGGGCCTTGGCGTAGTGCCCAGCCGGGCGGTGCTGGTAGCTCTCGGCGTAGGAAAGCGCGGCGCGGATGAAGCCCAAAAGCAGGCTGTCATCCGCGTCGTGTTCCAGAATGAGATTTGCTTTTACTGTGGAAAGCAAAAGCACCGCTGTTTCAGGCTTGCGCATATCGCGCCCCCCTTACGCCTTCTGCCGCAGAATCTGCACGGCCTCCGGGAGGATCAGCTTGCCGTCCACGCGTTGCGTGGCGATGAATCCGACCTGGCCGTTGACGGCGAAAAGCTCGTTCAAGCGCCGGAAAATGCGGCCCTGCCGGTCGGCGATCCAGTAGTAACGGAAGTCGCCGAACACCACGGTTTTCGCGCCCGCCGCGATGCCCGGCATGAAAGCCGACGTGATCAGGGGCCGGTTGAGGATGGTGTCGGGGGTGCCCTCCTTGATGCTGGGCTGCCACAGATAGACGCCGTTGTTGTCCTTGAGCTTACGCAGGGCCTTCACCGTGGCATCGTTCGTGATGAAGGCGGCGCTGCGGCGGTAAGGCGTCTTGAGGGCGTGGTACAGGTCGAGCATCTCGTCGAGGGTGATGGCCGTCGCGCCCGCCGTGGTCACGCCGATCTGCCCGCCGCCCGTGGCCGCGAGGATGCCGGTGGGCTTGCCGGTGCCGTCGCCGTTGATGAAGGCGTCCTCCTCCTTCGCGCCGGTGCGCCGAGCGAACTCGCGCACGACATACGCCTCCAAGTCGAAGGCGCTGTCGTTCAAAAGCTCCTCGGAGATTTTGAGCATCGTGCCCAGTTTGTAGGCCCCGATGGTCACCTGCCCGAAGCTGTCGTCGCTCTCCGGGATGGCCTGGCCCTCCTCCAGCCACGACGCCTCACCCTTGCTGGCCACGACCGGGATTTTACGCTCGCCGCTGGACGTGGTGATCACGTTGGCGAGGCCACGGAAAATGTTCTCCTCCTCCAGGGCCTCGACCAGGCGGCGCTCGAACTCGTCCGGGACGAGATACCCGCCCTCGGGGTCGGCCCCGATACGCAGGGCGTTGCGCACGGCGGCCTCCAGGCCCTCGCCGCCCCGCGCCCGCATCGCGTTCCAGAACGACTTGCCGTATTCCGCGCTGGCCCTGCCGGTCTTTTCGGGCTCGCCGCCCGCGCCGGGGGTGCCGTTGAGGGGAACGCCGGTGGCCTTCGCCATTTCCGCGTCGTGGGCGGCCTGGCGCTCCAGGCGTTCGATCTCCTTGCCAAGGGACACCATGTCGGCTTCCATCTTGTCGTAGGCGGCAGCGTCCTCGGCGCTTACGAGGCCGTCGGCCCCGCGCTTGGAATCCAGAAAGTTCTTGGCCGTTTCCCACAGCCGGGCGCGCTTTTCGCGCAATTCGAGAATCTTGCTCATGAAATCGTCTCCTTTTTTAATGTAGAATAAGATGCAACCGCTGCTCCAACGAAGCAGCGGTTACGCCGGGGGCCTTGGGTTTCAACTTTTTGTGGAAGGCCGCCGCCACCGCGACGGCAGGGGTGTGCCGGTCGAACACGGCCTCCTCCAGGTCGTTGGCCTCGCCGTAGAGCAGGCCGTCCGCGAAGCCCAGCTTGACGGCGGCCTTCGCGTTCATCCACGTTTCCGCGTCCATCATTTTCGCGATCTTCGCCCGCGAGAGGCCCGTTTTGAGCTCGTATGCCGTGACGATGCTCTCCTTGATTTCGCCCAGCATTTCGATGCCGCGTTCCAGGTCGGCCACCTCGCCGAAAAGCTCCGTGGCCGGATTATGCACCATGACCAGCGCCACGGGCGAGATCAGCACCGTGTCCCCGGCCATCGCAATCACCGACGCCGCCGACGCCGCCAGCGCGTCGATCTTCACCGTGATTTTGCCGGGGTGTTCCTTGAGCAGGTTGTAGATTTGCGCCGCCGCGAAACACTCGCCGCCGCCGCTGTTGATCCACACGGTCAGGTCGCCGCCGCGACTGGCAAGCTGCTCCTTGAACTGCCGGGGCGTCACGTCGTCGGCGAACCAGGACTGCTCCGCGATGTAGCCGTCGATGCGGAGCTCCTCCGTGCCCGCCTCCTCATTCTTCGTCCAGTTCCAAAATTGCCGCACAGGGTTTCCTCCTTTCAGCCGCTTCGGGTGTCAGCCAAAATTCCTCGGCCACGTTGCCCGCGCAGCCCTCGGTGCCGCAGGCGCGGGCATACCCCAGCGGGAAGCGCCGCACCTGTAGCTCTTGCTTGCAATGCTTACATTTCACTATGTTCCTCCTTCCAGATTTCCAGCGGCGTCAAGGCTTTCGAGGCTCCTCATGTTGCCGTTGGCGCGGTAGACGTCGCCGCCCGGCGCGGGGTTCAAGTCCTCCAGGGCCCGCACGTCGTTGATTGAGAAAAAGCCATTCTGAATGCCCACGGCATAGCCGTCCATGCGCTCCTTGTACGATCCGCGCAGCAAGCCGTCCAGATTGAACTTGATGAATATGTCGCGCTTCTCCCCCGGCAATAGCAGCGCCTGCCGCAGGCAGGCCTCCCACCGGGCCACCCACGGCCCCAGGGTGAACTTCACGAAATCCAGCGACAAATGCTCAATGTTACTGAATGTGGCCCGGTCAAGGTCGCCAATCATCGACGGCGGCACCCGGAAGATGCGGGCGATCTCCGTCAGCTGAAACTTGCGCGTTTCGAGGAATTGGGCCTGCTCAGGCGGGATGCCGATGGTATGAAATTTGAGCCCCTCCTCCAAAACCGCTATGCTGTGCGCCCTGGCTCCGCTAAACTGCGAATGCCAGCTTTCCTTGAGCCGTTCCGGGTCGGAGATCACGCCGGGGCTTTCGAGCACCCCTCCGGGGTTCGCGCCATTGGAAAAGAACGTGCTGCCGAACTCCTCCGTGGCCAGCGCAAGGCCCACGCTGTTTTTCGCCATGGCGATGGGCGAATAGCCCACGAGGCCATCAAATCCCAGGCCGGGGATGTGCAGCACGTCCTCCCGGCGCAGGGGCACAGGCAGCCCGCCGTCCTTGCGGTACTCGTACAAAAGACGGCCCGCCGCGTCCCGATCCACCGTCATGCGGTTGGGGAGCAGCGGGTGGAGCGACAGCACATTGCCGTTGCCGTCGCGAATGATCTGCGCGTAGGCGTTGCCCCACAGGAGCAAGTGGCTCATGAGGGTTTCGCGGAACAGGAACGACGTAAGCTCCGGGCTCACTTCATCATGGAGCAGGAAATACAGCGGATGGTCAACGCGGCGCTCCTTCCCGCCGTCCGTCCTGTATCGATACACGTGCAGGGGAAGGCTGGCGATGGCCTCGGACAAAATGCGGACGCAGGCGTAAACCGCCGTCACGGTCATGGCCGTGCGCTCGTTCACCGCCTGCCCGCTGAGGGTGCCGCCCATGGGGTAATGCACCCCGCCGCCCAGGTCGTTCTTGGGTTTATCGCGGGCTCTCCTTCCGAACAGCCTCATAATATCAACAACCCCCTCCCTGTCTTGGAATACACGCTCTCGCCCGGCCCCGCCCCGCCGCGCTGCGCCCGGTCAAGGGCCATAATGAGCGCGACCGCGCCATCAATTTTCTCCGAGCTTTTTTCTTTATCCGGCTTTATATTCCCTGCCGGGTCAGTGCGTACGAAAATATTGTCCATCATCCAGCGAAGCACGGGGTGGCCGCCGTGGGCGATCTTGCCGTCCAGGGTTAAGCGCATGAGCTCCTTCGAGGGCGGGCTCATAGACCTAAAGCCCTGGCCGAACGGCACCACCCGGAAACCCAGGCCCTCCAGGTTCTGTATCATGTGCGTGGCGTTCCAGTCGTCGTAGGCGATCTCGCGGATGTTGTACAGCGCCCCCAAATCCTCAATGGCCTTTTCGATGAAGCCGTAGTGAACGACGTTTCCCTCGGTGGTTTTGAGCTTCCCCCGCGCCTCCCACACGTCATACTGCACGTGGTCGCGCCGGACGCGCTGGGGCAGGGTGTCCTCCGGGAGCCAGAAGAAGGGCCGTACCTCGTAGCGATCCTCGGGGCTTTCGGGCGGGAACACCAGCACGAAGGCCGTGATGTCGGTGGTGGAGGAAAGGTCAAGCCCCGCATAACAGGGCCGCCCCCGCAGGGCCTCGGTGTCTACCGGGTGGGCGCAGGCGTCCCACTTCTCCATCGGCATCCAGCGGATGGACTGCTTCACCCACTGGCATAGCCGCAGCTGCCGGAACAGGTTCTCCTCGGCGGGGTTTTGCTTGGCACTCTCACAGGCGAGATGCAGCTTCTCCTCGTCCACGGTAATGCCCAGGGACGGGTTAGCCTTGCGCCAGACTGCGGGATCAGTCCAATCTTCCGATTCAGCCGCGCCGTAGATCACCGGGTAAAACGTCGGGTCTACCTTGCGGCCCTCCAAAATATCCAGGGCTTTCTGGTGTACCTCGTAGCAAATGCTCTGCGTGTCATTGCCCGCCGTGGTAATGAGAAAATATAGCGGCTGTTTGCGGGCGTCGCCGGAGCCGTGGGTCATAACGTCGTAGAGCTGGCGGTTCGGCTGGGCGTGGAGCTCGTCGAACAC